CTTGTAATCTTGCTTTACATAATATCCCATTCGCGCGTTAGCCTGTCTACTAGCCGTCTTACCTTTTAGGTGGATATCTATGATTTTTGGTTGGATTTTACCTTCCTTTTTACGAATAACCCTACCGATTAACTGTGTTAGAAGGGGTTCGTTATTTACTGGTGTAGCAAGTACTAAACAACTGAGCACATCTAAGGAAATTCCTTCGGAGAAAATGGATTGCGTACCAAACAGAATATTCTTGTCTGCGCCCACTCTCCTCATAGTATTTTCTCTTTCCGAAAAATCCATATCCCCAGTTATGCAAACTGCATTTTCACCAACTAATCGTTGACAAACTTTAAGAAATGCGACTCTATCCGATACTACTAGTACTTTATGCCCTTCGGCTGCGTATGTTGACGCAATTAGAGCAACACTATGTATATATTCTTCATTCTGTGCCAAATGATTGATTCTTTCTGCCCAAGGAGTAAAGCTTCCATCAAGGAATCTTATATCAGATTTTATTACATCTATCTCTGGAATCATGTAATTTTCTTTTGGCGGCTTATGTACTGAGTGTCCAAAGTAATCCCTGAATACTACATGTCGTCCGTCCTTCCTCTCTAGCGTTCCTGTCAGTCCTATCTTGAACCTCGATGGCATTTCGTCTACTATTCGGGTAAACGTCGGGGACGAAACGTGATGCATCTCGTCCAAAATTACTGTCCCGAACAAATGTTTTATCTCGTCTATCCTGCGGTATAAACTCTGAATGTTTCCCACTACTATCGGAGACGAAGTGTTGAACTCCCCGCTTCCTATTCTGCCTGCCTTTATTCCGAAGCATTTTTGTACCTCTTTTTCCCACTGATTACGTAGGTTTGTAGTATGTGTTACTACTAATGTTTTCTGACCAAGCTTAGCAGCTATAGAAAGACCTGTAAAAGTCTTTCCCCAACTTACCCAAGCGTTAATTATACTATTGTCTTCTACTGCGTCATAAACCACCTGCTGGGACGCACGTAACTCAAACTTAAACTCAGGAAAGTGCGTTGGCGCTGTTACGCGCTTATCGACAATTTCGTAATCTTCTGGTATTAAATCAATTCGACCGACAGGTATGGAAACTAAACCATCTCGCAGTGGGCGAATTGTTTTAATTACCATAGGTGGGTCTTGAGGCATACGAGGAGGTAGCGTATAAGTTAGTTCCTGCTCTAGTAACCCAAGGAAACGACTGTCGCCTTGCAACTGTATTCGGTTACTTATTACTGCCTTCATACAATCCAGCTAACTATTATATTTGCCATAATTACGTACGCACATATTAGATTTGAGACTACAATAAACGTTCTTATATAAGTAATGGCGTTATCATTCTTCTTCTCATAGCCATCTTGCTCACTAAATGAGCCTAGGGCGTGCTTCCATATCTGCCATTTATTATAACTCTTCTCGTGTTTCATGCACCTAGCCTTTTTAGTAGTTCCAAGTCTTCGTTTCTCCAACGTGCGGCTTGTTGTGGGTGGTTATTATCCCAGGGTGAGCTCCACCCTGTTTTAGTCTTTCTGTTAATTACGTGGTCTGGTAAGTAATCTTTCATAATTTCTCTCATTAGATACTTAGTAGTTCCAAGTTCATAGGGTTGTAACTGTTTAAATCTTGTTTTTGTGGGTAACGTCATATTATAATGTACGTATCTTTGTGTAAGTAAAGGTATTCTTGACTCCATACCAAATAACCCACAAGTCTGGTCTGTTGCTAGAATATTCTGCTCGGAGGTAGTAAGTAAGTCTATAAAAAGACTGTTTGCCATAGGGTCTGTACAGTCAAAACACTCATCTGGAAACCATCTCCATTCTCTTGCCTTCTCCATCATAGCTAGGCAATATTCTTCATCAAATCTTTTGTTGTGATGTAAATATCCCGAGTATAGTTCGTCTCCACTATCTCCTGTTAATACTACTTTACAGCCATGTTCTGCAGCTGCTCTAGCTAACTTGTAACGAGGAGCTTGCCTATTGTGGTCTGACCACGCATAATGAGTTCCTGCTAACCATGTCTTACCTAGTGAGATTCTCTCATCTCTACTCAAATCTACATGAATTAACTCTCTACCGAACAATTCGGCAGTAGTTTTAGCCATACGAGATTCTTCTTGAAATCCCCAATGTTCATGAGTGTTTCCTTTTTCGTTTGTATAACCGCAAGTGAAAAGCGTGATATCCTTAGTACTTTCACGGCATATACTAGCTACTAGCGTGCTGTCGAACCCGCCACTTAGAAATATTGCATGTTTGTTGGTAGAATTACCATAATTTGCTACCTTTAAGATAGACTCTTTTGTTTTTTCTACAAATTCTTCGGCATTAAAAAGTTGCTTGTGAAAGTTGTAGTAATTCCACATGTTTCTTCTGTTTAGTTTAAAATTTTTGTCTAATTCAAAAGTTAAAAATGCACCTGGTTCTACTTTATGATAACCTTTCCATATACACTCGTCTCCCATAGAGCCAAACTTTCTTTCATTTACAGCTAATTCTTTATGTAAAAAAGACTTACAACTTGTACTAAACTCAAAGGTGTTACCATCAAAGCCCCACCATAAAGGTTTTGTACCAAAGTGGTCTCTGATTAAATGAAGTTGATTATGTTCTTTATTATAGTATGCTATAGAGCCGTGCCAATCTGTCCACTCTAGTGTGGGCGTTCCATACTTGTCTAGCATTTTACCTAGCCAAGCCGTATCATTAGTTTCCCTAGAGTCATACATTTCTCCATTGAACAGGAGTACATTTCCTTGGGGAGTGATGTAAGGTTGGGTTTGTTTAGCACCTGTTATATCAAGTAAAGCATGCCCAAAAGCAAACGTATCATCTTCCCAGAAGGACATACCGTCTGGTCCGCGGTGCTCTTGCTTTTGTAACATTAATCTACATAAATGCTTATTTGTTGTGCCTACAAATCCACACATTTAATCACCCTTTGAAGTTTCTATCACTTTCCAACTAAGTATAGTATCAGGGTCAATATCGTCCCATCTATCAAACTCTATATCAAATGCTATCAATTTATCACTTGTAGGTAACTTACTGAATATCTGAGCTTTCTTAGGAATAAAGTTATAATCCAAAGTCATTTCTCTAATTTTCTGATTGCCAGAAACAAGACTAGTGTACTCTAGTAACACGACATTCTTCTTCATTTTTTCAGTAATCTTGTCTATGTCCACTTCTTCTCCAGTTCGGTATACCCACCGATTTTCTCTCCATCAAATATTATTTGAGGGAATGTTCTTGCATTAGGAAATTCTTTAGCCATCTCTAGCCTATCAAAATCTCTACCAAGTTTCTTATACATGGTTTTTACGTCTTTCTGTTGACATAGCTTTAGCGCCATCTCACAGTACGGACAGTTATCTTTTCCATAAATTACTACTTCCATTTTTCTCCTGAATATGTTATCCCAGTTATCGGAATAAGCTTTGTTAGTGGCTTTACTTTTTATAAAGTCGCCTGTAATATCATTCTTGGCTGTTGTCATATCTTTCTCCAAGTTGACTTCTTTTGTTCTTCTGCGAAATTAAATATCTTCCAAGGGAATCCTTCTAGATACATAACTCCTGCCCACGTCAGTTCTTCACTAGGGGGACTTTTTTCTGCAAAAGGAAAGGGACAATCTTTAAGCCACAATACTGTAGCTACTCCTTTCTTTTGACGTTTAGTTATTTTATGGTATTGAATCTTAACAGTTTGTGTCTTTTCGTAGTTAAACACTCTGCCCTCGCTATCAATAAAAGTTTTTCTCTTATGTTGCATCATAGCAACTTCGTCTTCCAACTGGTAACGTAGAGGATAGAGGTTTTTCATCTCTGTCTGCAATCTGCGTATTCCTAGAGTGTGTCCTAACATGTTCTTATCGTCAAGCACCTGGTTATCTAGCCATAGTATGCCATCAATAAGTTCTACATTATCACTATGTATAACGTAAATAGGAAAGATTAGTTCTTCCCTAGTAGTTACTCTATCTTCCATTTTTCTCTGCTGTAGAGCCCATACTCTTCTTTGGCTCCTCTGTCTCGCTTTTATACTTCTATTTAATCTTCGATTCAATGAACTTCCTTATGATAGGAGCCGCCTCTTCTGGGGGTATACTTTCGTAGACCCACGTAAATCCGTCGTAGCCCCATTCATCAGGCTTACTTTCTAAAAATCTCAATCCTGGCATGTATTTTTGGAAGAACATCAATATTTGGTGTGTATCTTCGTACATATCCATGGTTGAGTTGGAACAACCGTTTATTCTCGCTACCCATTCTGGAGTCCAAATATACGCATTTGCGTCTGAAAACTCAGGTACTGGAAATAGTGAGACTGTAGGGTCTTTTATCCATGCTCTATCCCATATACAGTATTTTCTTACAGGGTCTGTAAGATAAGCTATATCATTAGGTTGAATCCTAATGCAAGCTACCATTTCTCCCATTGGGTTTTCTACCCAAAGAAAGTATGAGAAAGCGTCCAGTTCATCAACTGGATTCATAATTCGTTTATTTTGTACTACAAAGTTTTGTACTCTATTTCGTATCATTGTAGTATATTCGTCTTTTGTCATCTCGTCATAATGACAGGCTACCTTTCTATAGCCACTTTCGTATGTGTGATCTCCAACTAACTTACGCATTGATTTCCCACTGCTCCCCATTCGGTTTGTTTAAAGTTAAAAAAGAATCTCCTAGTTTTTGTCTACTATGCAGATTATCATTATAACTGCCTTTTTCAACATAATGTAAACTAATGTTCTTTAAGTATTGTTCTTTGAGAGGCCTTCTGCCGTGATATACTTCACAGGCTTTAAAAATTATAGCATCTCCTTGCATTGCATTTATTACTTCTAGGTCTTGCACTCCCTCTATCTTGGGGTTGTCTTGTTCAGTAAAACCAATAGGCCAAGTGTTATCACTAATTTGTATACTTACTGTATACTCACATTCCCACTTATTTCTATGCCAATTAAGAAAAGCACCTTTTGTCCAATTACGCATAATTGAGTAAGTAAGGCTCACTTCTACATCTAGTATTTGTGAGATTAAACGTTCATACGTTTTTCCAAGGGCATCTGTAAGTGGGTCGCCTGATAACTGCCAAAAGTCACCATGCTTTGTTTTATTCTGTTTCAGTCCATTGGCTATCTTCATGTCCATGTAATGTTCACAAAGTTCGCACTCCTGCGGACTCAAAAAGCTTTTTTGCAAAGATACACTTTTTTTCATTACTGCATATCCTTTAAGATTCGGCTAAAATACTTTTCTCCTTCCTGCAACCTATATACTGCGTCGGCTGCTGTCTTTTTTGCTTGGCTAAGTTCTGCACACTTATAACATACACCACATGGTATATATCCTGTGATTTTGCCTTCTGTCTTTAATGTACCTTGTGGGTTGAAACAAGTCCATATCAAATCTAACATATCTGGACACTCTCTAATTATTAGAGCATACAGTTCTGCTTTTGTAAGAAAATCTAATGGGTTCATTATTTGAGGTACTTCCCTTATGTTCTCTAGTTTTACTCCAGAGCCATCTAATGAATCACTTAAGTACGTTGCACAGATTTTTCTATACTCTCTAAACTGTAACTTCATGCGCATATCATCTTCTGCATTTGCGCCCATCATAAAATACCTAAGTTTAAACCCGCCAGGTTGTCCTATAACTACCGCCATAAAAGCACTTAGTCCGCTTACAATAATCGGAACATCTTTCATTTCAGGAAGCATAGTTAACATACTCTTATCGTTTCCATACGGAAGATTAAAGTATTCTGCCTGTTTTCTAGTATAAAAAGCCATAGCGTCAGCAAAGAGGCCATAGCGTGCTTCATACCAATGCACACAAAAAGGTTGCATCATTGGGTCTTTTACCGCATAAATTAAAGCAGCAGTTGATTCAATCCCTGCGCTAAGCGGCATGTATGTGTTTGTGTTTTTTGGAGCTGTCCTTATTGCTTCGGACATCTCTAAAGTAGACGCTAGAGTTTCAGGCTCTTTGTCTATCTTAACTGTTATTTTTTCTGCTTTTGTTGCTTTTGTTGATTTATCCATAGTTATAAAGCAAGGGGCTATTTCGCCCCTTGGTCGTTCCTTTCATCTGTTAATGATTTAAGTACATTATTTTGTGCAATGTCACGCAATGCTACCATATCTTTCAATGGCTTAAACTTGGCATTTACTACAATTTCAGATACTACATAGTTCTGAGGTTGCACCAAATTAATCATGACTAGCGCAGCTTCATAAGGAGGTATAAAATACTCTCCATCTTCTACTCCGTCTAAGATTGCTGAATTAGTCCAGCCCATGCTTACATTGTGTATTCTACACTTGTTTTTAAATGGATATTCTTTAGCTGCCATAATACAATAATCTCGTAACTCTGCTTTATCACTCTCGTATATGTCTGCACCTATACTATAGTAACAAGTTGCGGAGCCTGTATTAATGATTACTTTATCTTTGTCTTTCCATTGTGTATGTAGGATTTTAAGAATTTTATTCTGCGCTCTGGGCACCCATGCATGATTGAATACTATATCAGCGTCCCACATCAAACATTCATTTATTATATGATCGCCTGTTCGTTCCGTAATATTATACCCATTGCTGCGAGAGTAACCTCTCACATCTGCACCGTGAAACATACAGTAATCGTAAATCTCTTTACCGATACCACTTGTATGTCCTGTTACTGCCACACGTTTACCTTTTAACATTTCCATTCTATTCCTCTCTATAATTGAATTAAGCTCAGCCACATTGTACCGAAAACTAAAAACATTAGCACCGCCATAAAGACATCATCTGTGTAGAGATTTTTGCCTATGCTGTGCCGATTTATTCTAACCATTCCGTAAATGCAACCTGCCGTTGCTTTTACATATTTCATTATTATTTATAAAATTTATCCCATTTCTCAAAGCTGTAGTCGTTACCTATTTCAAAGTCACACCCAACTGGAGTCCCGGGGATTGAAAAACCTCGGTCTTTTTGCACGAAGGTCTTCAGGTTATTACAATAGATTTCCATTTCATCTTCAGGCACTTCTGCAAGAATTGAATCATGCACTAGCCCAAATATCTTGGATTTCATTCCGTTTCTATTGATGTAATGTTGCATATCTACCGCACCCAATAGGTTAATGTCCGATGCGACGGATTGTACTAGAAAGTTTATACCACTTCTTACTTCGTGAGACGCAATACCTTTATCTCGTGATTTAGCATTGGGAAGCCTGCGCTTCCTTCCGAATTCAGAGTAGATAAAAGCATTAGCACGAATATACGCACCACAATTATCTAACCAAGCCTTCAGATTGGGGAATGATTGGAAGTAGTCTGCAATAACTCTCTGAGCATCTTGCATTGAGAACTCTGTACCAGAGTCCTTCGTAACCTGCCATGAGATTTTAGCTGGGCCAGCACCATACATTATACCAAATGTAACAGCTTTCGCTTGTTGACGCTTGTCACCGTAGAGTTCATCTACTTGCTCTACCTCACATGGTAGATTAAAGACTTGTTTCGCGATACTCGAATGGAAGTTGCCTCCATCTTTGAATACCTGTTGTAGTCCTACGTCTTTCGCCAAAACAGCGGCAACATACACTTCTGCCGTTGTTAAGTCCATAGAGACGATTTTATGCCCTTTAGTTGCTTTTATACAGCCTTTAACCGTGGGATTATCCCGCGGAAGCTGTTGCATATTCAATTTACCACTAGAAGAAAGCCTTCCGGAAGTCGTGCCGTGCAGGTTAAACCCTGTACGTAACCTACTATCTCTATCAAGATTTGGTATAATCTTGTCAAGATAAGTAGATTTAATCTTGTTCTTCTGTCTAATTTCTAGTATGTGTTTAGGTACAGCGTGTTCTTCTGCAAGTTGTCCTAAGACTTCCGCATCAGTACTATGGGCACCAGTACCTGTTTTCTTACCCGTTGGGGCTAGATTAATATAATCGAATAAAAGGGAACGAAGTTGAACTGTGGAGTTCGGGTTAAAATCTTTACCTTGTCCTATCTCAAACTGTCTCACTTCAGGAAATTCGTATAGTTCTGCAACTGCATTCGCTATATCTTCCTGCATTACGCCACTAGCAAACTCAAGTCGCTCGCGGTCGAAGGGAACACCATTGTTCTCAACTTGCCTTAAAAAGTTACAACCCTCTAGTAGAATATTCTCATAAACCCATAAGAGTTTAGAGTTCTTCTCGATAGCTGGTCTCATCTTTTGATATAGTGCAAAGGTTACTACTGCGTCCATAGCCGCGTAATCTTTCATTACATCAAAAGGTATTAGGTCATAACTAAAGGCTTCCTTTAGTATGCCATGTTTTCTCCTGTACTCTATGCCCCAATCTTCTAACGGTTTTTCATAGTCTCCATAAGGAGTATGCTTCATCGCTAATTGTTTTAGTCCATGTGTGCCAGGGTTCTCGTCGAACATATAATGCATAAGCATTGTATCTTCGAAGTTTGGAAACTCAAAGTTAAAATGGTATATAAACCATTGTAAATCAAATTTCGCATTGTGAAATACTACATTCTTCTTGTTAAAGAGTTCCTGCATTTTTGCTTCGACTTCTTCATCAATTACGTCGCAATCACAATATATGCCATGATCAGGCTCATAAGACATAGAAAATCCAAGCATATAACCGTCCCTACAATATAAAGCACTTGTTTCTGAGTCAAGCGCGATGTACGGTAGTGGGTGGTCGATTGCCCTCTGTAAAAAGGCCATAGCCGTTTCTTTGTCTTGTATGCCATAACATTTGTCGTCCGATAGTTTTTCAATTTTCAGTTCTCCACTAACATATCCAGAGATACTTTCTATAGCATCTTCTAAGGATTTCTTAGCTTCTGGTTTAAATTTAATAATAGCAGGATTGATAAGTCCTAAAAACTTTTCATCAATAATCTTGCCATTATATTCTGTAACAGATGTCTTTCTAGTATATTGTTTGAAAGCTTCTGCACCGACTAATATTAGCCAGTCATAATCATCAGTATTTATATCTAGGTCTACATCTTTCTTTAGAACCTTCGTTACTGAACTGTCGGAACATAATGCAAAACGGTCGAATTCAAACTCGAAATACTTATCGAAATTTGTACTAGACGGCTTTGTCTCTATTAGTGCTATATTAGCCATATAATCGTTCCTTTACTTTTTTTATCTGCGCTGGGGTAAAACTACCTGGGTCTTGACCGTCACGCAAGGTTATCTTCTGTACTGACAGTTCCATCTTCTCTGCCAATGTTTTTATTTGTTCTGTTGCTTTCTGACCTGCTTCGTCGCCATCAAACATAATATCTATTCCCTGCACTCCTTGTAGTTTGAGCAGAGATAACTTGAACCAGTCCATTTGTTGTGTTCCGAAGCAACAAACTGTGTTCTTTAGTCCGTTGTCCCAAAGATTGAGACAATCAAAAATTCCTTCTACCAATATCACTCTGTTTTGTATTGGTTTTACTTTTGCTGGTGTAAACGGCATCTTTACCCCTTGTGGGTAGATATAATACTTGTCTTGTCCTGTGCCTCCAACAATGCTTCTCCCTAAGAGTGCAATAGTTCTTCCTGTCAAGTCTCGAATAGGAAAGATAATCCTACCTTCAAACTTTGGAACATTCCAAGTGAAGGCTTGCCATATCTTTAGAGTTTCCTCGGAGATATTGCGGTACGGACCACCTTTCCATTCGATACGGTCTTCTGGGAGTTGAATACCTACGGTTTCTGAACGGGCTTTTGCAATCTTGTCTTTAATTCTGTGTATCTTTACTTCTAGTGGACTCTCTGGTGCACCGAAGTATGTAAATAAGTTACCTTTGTAACCACAGGCAAAGCAGTGCATTACGCCTGTTACTTTGTCTACCCGAAGGCTTGGGTTACTATCATCATGCTCAGGATTTAGGCATGCAATAAGTGCGTCCTGTCCTTTGACAGTATACGGCATTGATTTTTCGTTTAGTAAGTCTATTGCTATCATTTTATAACTATATTATACAGGATTTTTAACCTTGTGTCAAGTATTATTTTTCCCTTCCATTGATTTAATTCTTTCTTTTCCAAGCGTACTTTTGTGTTTCCAGTCTAGTTGGTCGCCTAACTTTTCAAAGTCTGTCATTGGAACGCCGGCTGGGTCTGTTACGTCTTCGTAATATCTGGACTTCCATACTAACTCTACCATTTGAAAGTAGACAGCAACGGCTTTATCCCTAAAGTCTTTGTCGCCCCATAGATACCATACTAGCCAATACTCTTTGTCTATACGACATACTCTTATTTCTTGTTCTCCTAATATGTGGTCAGGATTTTTTTCTAAGATGTCTGCTGCTGCTCTTAACCTTTGACTACCCGCTATCGGGTACCAGTTAGGCATAGTAAGTATTGGAGCTTTGATTCCATACTCAAACACAGAGTCTCTCAAAGGCTCATTTAAGGGTACGGATTTAATATTCTCCTTTACCTTTGCCTGTTCTAAAACCCAATTAATAGTTCTTATATACCACGTATGTGGAGGTAGCGGTGTTAGTTCCGCAGTTGCTCTACTTACTCTATCATTAGCCATTATATAACGTCCATTGATAAATCTTTCTTAATTTTCATTATCTGTTCTTCGTAGTCAAACCATAAGCTGCCACTATTTGTAGCCTCTTGCATTTTCTCTAAGAGAATTAGCCTGTCTATCTTACTAGCGACAGATTCTTCGATACCTTCATCAATATCCAACTTCTTGTTCTTGCGGTCATAATCTTTTTCAGACTTATGAGCGCCAGCACCAGTCTGATTACGACTATGTTTTGCTACTGGATTTGCTTTATTAAACTTTTCCACCGACACTTCTCCTTTTAATATCATTGTGATTAAATTCTGCCCAATATAATTCAAAAGCTACTCCACTCTCAATTCCTACAAATTGATGCATTACTCCTGGCTTAACTTGTGTAAAGTCGCCTGGGCCTAGGATAGTTTCATCTACTAGGTCATAGTCATTCTGCCAGACTCTTATCATCATTTTGCCACTTTCTACAAAAAATCCATTCCATTTGAACTCATGTAGATGCTCCGAGCACTCCATACCTTTCTTATATTCTACTCTGTGAAACTCTAGTACGCCATTAGCGTGGACCAGTTCCGTTTGTCCCCATACTTTTCCTGCTTTCATCTTATTATTTTTCTCCTAAAGTGAAGTTTATTCCATTTTGTTAACTCGTATCCAAAGAAGTGATGCAGAAATGCCTGATAAATACCCGCAGTCGTATCAAATTCATAAGCGTCTACTGATGACTGAGGAGTACCGATATCGTATATATACTTATCATTAACATAACAACTAAATCCAGTTTTTGACTGAAGCGCAGCCCACTTTTGTTTTCTTTCTTCTGTGTCATATAGTTTAGTGTTTCCTAAATAGATATCTGATGTCATAGAGAAATCATACTGGTCTTCAGCATCATTCCCTGTCCTATCATCATACCTGCCTGATCTGTGAAGAGACTGCCAAAGTATCTTCTTGTTTCCCTGTTTATCTCTTACTATTGGTTTAATATTATTAAAAATACCACTATACTCTTTACGATTATTGCATCGTGGGTCTACTACCCAACCAACTAATCGTACCTCTGGTAGAAGCATTTTTAATACTATTCTATTAGTGCCGGGGTGAATATTAAAATGCCCCTTTTCAATGTCCGAATATACAACTATAGGGTCTTTAAACCCTCGTTCTAGTACTGAGTCTATAAATACATATAGTCGTAAGTAAATTCTGTTCTTTTGGTGGAAAAGCCAGCCTTCGGTGCCTGCCTTTGTCTGCCAACTTTCGGGAAAGTAGCTAAAGAACTTATCATCTATGTCTATTGCAAAGATTCCTGCTTGGAAATCACGGACTTGCGAATTAAAGATCACTATAGTTCTCCCCTGTACTCATCTGGTCTTGTAAATCACGTTTTTCGTCGGGATCCATAGCTGTCATTGGACCAATCTTTAAGGTTTCCCAATCTATCTCTGAAATAAAGGACTTCATCTCACCACTACGCATCTTGTTACATTTGAACTTGATTGCGTTCTCCTCTTTGCCCCAATGTTCGATAGTGTAAGAGGCGTCTACAGCGTCTTCAATACCTTTAGAGAATCTTACTTCTCCTTTAGGGTTAGTTTGGAAGGCAGACACAACAAGAACTTGTTGGTCTTGGGCTAGAGCTTTCAGTCCCTTCGATATTTCAATCTGTTCAGTCCATTCGTACTGTCCAGAACGACTTGGAGCATTGTGTCGGCGTACTTGGTTTAGATAATCTACGATTACCATGCCCAGGTCAGGGTACTCAATCTTCTTCTGCCTAACTGTACTAATAATCTTAGCAAGTGTAAGAGAAGGGTCATAAAATACATCTAACTGAGCCTTATCCTTTAAGTCACATTTTCGAGTTAGTGCGTAGTGGAACTTATCAAAGTCTTCGGCAACATTGAAGTCCGCTAAGACCTCTGCGCCACCTTCAAACCTATCAGCCCACCAGTTACCAATCTTCTTCCACTCCTTCTCATAGAGATTTCTCTTTATAAGTCTGCCTAGGGGGATTCCTGTGGACATGCTACACATTCTTTGCAGAATAGGTCGCTGATCCATCTCGATTGTAAAGTAAAGCACGGAACGTCCTGATTGCTGGGCATTGACAGCCATATTACAGCAAGCAAATGATTTTCCGTGACCTCGTTGCGCTCCCACAATGACCAAATCTTTGGGAGAGAATTGATATGACAAATCGTAGTCTTGGTTAAGACCAAGAGGTAGATATTTTGCCAAATCGTCTTCAGAATCGAACAACTCAACCGTTTCCATTGTATCTTGGTCATCAGCTGTGTTAACTCGATCTTGAACTTGTACGACCATCTCTTGAAGATAGTCTATGTTCTCCTTTGCGTCAGCAACGGAGATTGTTTCGTCTAAATATGATTCTATTTTGGATAAGATCTCGCTCTGAGTGAACGAGTCTTTGAGATATTCTAGTAGTTCGTGCGCAGGGACGTCTGTCTCTACAGATTCTATCGCAAAAATTTTCTCTTGGAGTTCTCTGGAACGTATCTCATACTTTAAATCCTCAAAAGAGGGTAATGCATGAAACTTATGGACGTGTTTATCCACGACCTTCCAAATCTTTTGGTATTCGCCTTCAGGTAAATAATGCACCTGTAGACGATTCCAAGTGTCGAAATCTCCTTGCGATAAAAGTTGTTTTAATAAAGCGCTTTCTACTGTCATAGTCTCTCCCAAGAAAAAGCAGGGGTGCGAACACCCCTACCATCTTGACAATTAAAAGTTGCTTATTGAACTCTTTCTTTTCTAGCTGAACCGTCGTAGTCAGCACAAACTAAACCACGTCTTGTAAGCATGGTTTTGACACCCCTTACAGTTTTTCCGATTGAGTCAGCAATGACTTCAACAGTCATGCCATCAATTTCCATGTCCGCTAGAGGGTCAGCTTTGCCTGAACCTTTAGTTTCTTTCTGCTTAGGGATAGCGTTAATTTCGCCAGCTCTTAGCAAAGAAAGTGCTTTACCTCTGATAGAGTTTACACTCTTTCCTAGGCTATCAGCAATCTCTTCAATGAAAGAACCATCGTTAACCATAGTTACGAATGTTCCTTCTTCAGCTTCAGAATAAGTCTTTACAGACTCAACTTTAGGAGCAGGTTTAACGTGCTCTGTTAGCTGCATTGAAAGGATTTTACCTTGAATTGACTTCGCACTAAAGTGTCCGCCTTCAAAGTTTGATGCAATTTCTGCATATGTGTATGCACCTGAGTTATCAGTTACAAATGCAGATAGTGTAGCTTCTTGTGCATCACTAAAAGATTTAGTGTTGCTAGATGAAGCAAGTTCTACATCATAACCCATTTTTCTCAACTTAGAACTAACACTTCTTACAGAAGTTTCTAGTTCGTCTGCTGCGTTAGCAACAGTAGCTTGAGATACTGGGGATTCAGAGCCTACAAAGCTCTCAAGAGATGATGTTCTCTCGTCTGTCCATTTTGGTAATGCCATTTTATTCTCCAATTAAATCTAAAATGTTTGTTATTATAATGACTCCGCGTTCTTGCGCAGTCTGTGTTTTGGCTGATTCAATTCCTGACTCATTGATTAAATGAGTGCAGTCCTTTGTCAGACTATTTTTTACGGCATAGCCGTGTTGTTCCAGAACTTCCGCTGCACGAGCCTTGCTGGGATATGAATTGAGTCTACCTGAAATACAGACTGTTCCTACAATCTCTCGTTTTACAACTTTCGTTGATGAGAAACTAAAGGGTAAGTTCTTATTGTATTTATTTGGATAAAATTCTGATTCTAACCATTGCATTAGGTTGCTTGTTGCTTTTGGGCCAATACCCGCTTCAGTACAACTTTTCTCTGATATTTCTTCGAGTGTAGAAATATTCTCGCATAATTTTTGAGAAGCTGACCGACCAAAAAGTGGAATTGAAAAAGCTGGCAGTAATGTTTGCAAATCAACTGATTTTGACTTCTCAATCTCAGTTGCTAACTTAACTGCCATCTTTTCTGAGCCCAGTCTTGAGGAAATATCCTCAACAGTTAGCTCATACAATTCTGGATAGTCTCCGATTTCCAACTTACTAATGCAGGCTGGACCGAATCCTTTTATTTTTAAGAGTTTTCCGAAATGCTCCAGTTTCTTACTCCATTGGGCTGGACACATCTTGTTAAAGCAATATAGTAGTTCATTTACGAACTCTACGTTGCCGTCACAGGAAGGACAGCTAGATGGTGGTAAAATTTGGCTCATTTAGATTTTTTCTCTTTTATTTATTTATATTGTATATTATAGAGGAAATTTAACCTCTTGTCAAGAACTATTTTTTGTCTCCTGACTTTCTTCTATAGGTTCGAAAATTTCGTCATCTTCATAGACATAGGTATCTGGAGTGTAATTTCTCCTCAACTGCCATTCAAACCATAATATTTTGATTTTTTTAATTAAATTCTTTATCAAATTCATTTGTTTTTATATCCTTAATTATTCGTTCCGCCATTGCCTTATGCCCTTCCTCAAGAGGGTGGTCTTTCACACCAATCGCGTGTTTGCTTCTAGTACACATATCATAGAAACCTTCTGATTCTAAGAATGGTAATTCTGCAACTATCTGTTCTCGATTTAAGTCTTGAGAAGCCCACCAGTTATTAGTGTTCTCCCATGTCTCCCAATCTAGAATGGGCAGTAATGGTCTATATTGACCATGCGAGAACAAATAATGTAATTGATTTATTCCTTGCGATTGTAAGAAGTATTTTACTGACAACATGTGCCCAATACTTAACCTTAAATTAAAATGTGCATTTCGCACTCTTTTCATATAGCCAGCTATAATCTTTTCCTCTCCAACCTCTAGCTGTCTATCTATGTATGCTTTACTCTCATGTGCCGCTTTTAGAGTTTTTGGGTCTAAGAAAAACTTTGACCAAGTGTTAATAGTCCACCCCCAATCTTGTGTAATGTTAGACTGTCTAAGAGTTTCTACTCTATTTATTCCAGACCACATACATACAACTAAATTAAATCTGCCTGTTCTATCAAATGCTTTATCTCTTGTTATGTGCTGTTCGTATTTCCCTACCGTAGGTACTCCATTCTTCTCACTAGGGTACTTGTGATTTCTAGTTTCTACATGTTCAGGTACTATACTGTACCATCTTTCATTTCTAAGAACTGAGTTATATACTGTTCTTTGTAAGAAATCATTACCAGCACCTATCTTTGCGACATTCCAATCGTGTACTCCAAACTCTCTTGCAACAAGATTACTAAACCTGTTTATCTTTTTATTCTGTAGTTCCATTCCATTCATGAAACTGCAACCTGTAAATAGTATACTCAAAATACTTGTACTCCATATTTCTTTTCAAATTCCACAGCGTCAAACCTGTTATCTACCATTGGTTGTCCTTTTATATTCAGACTTGTATTCAATAGCATAGGAACTTTTGTTCTTTCATAATATTCTTCTAGTATAGGTCTTAGTATGCTAGTGCTGTCGGGGGTAACTAACTGTACTCTCGCACTATTATCTACATGAGTTACGCTGTCGTAATCATGTTTTGCTTGAGCTGTGAACTGCATATACTCGTTCATTGGCCCTTCGAAGTACTCGTCTGCGAACTCTGAGAGGATTGCTGGGGCGAACGGTCTAAACTGTTGACGTTTTTTGATTTTATTGACTGTAGATTTAATACTATAACGAACGTCACCCAACAAACTCCTATTCCCCAAAGCACGCGGTCCAAATTCTGCCTTTCCATTGGCTACTCCTACTACTTTCTGTTTTAGTAACTCTGTAGCTACTATTCGTGGATTTACATGACGTTGTATATCTGTGCCAAGGTAGGGGCTGTACTCTACTCTCTTTCCAGTATACGCTAGTGCTGCACCTAAACTACTCCCTGCATCGCCAGGATTTGGGTAAATCCAAATCTTGTCAAAGTACTCTGGTAGTATCTTACTATTCGCTACGCAGTTGAGTGCAACTCCACCAGCATAGCATAGGTTTTTGCCCCAATTAGAAGCAAACCCCATAATCTTTCCTATCTCATGTTCTGTTTGTAACTGGGCACTTGCGGCTATATCAGCAGCTGAGTAACCCTTAAAGTCATCTAGGGAGAACCCCTTATGCCAATTTGCCCACTCATTGAAACAATACTGCATATCGACACATGGCTTACCATATGCCGCCATTCCCATAGTTATATACTCATCTTCATTTGGTTTCAAACCAATACGCTTCGTAATAGCACTATAGAACAGGCCAATGCTTTGTGGATAAATTTTCTCATATACTTTTTTCAATTTACGATTTTCCATAATCCAAAAACTGCTGCACGTCCACTCCCCAATCGCATCAATCACGACCACTACTATATCCTCATCAAAAGGTGCGGTGTAATACGCTCCTGCTGCGTGGCTTTCGTGATGATATGTATGATAATCACATTGCTCGAAGATTTTTGTGGAAACAGGGACTTGCGAATAAGCTATACGTCTCTCGTTCTTTAGCGGTACGTTTTCATAGAAAACAGATATATCTGCGTCTACATTTCTTAAAAAGCCTGGGTTGGTTCTATCGTTCTTTTTCCTTGTTAGTCTCTCGGCATGTTTAGCCCAGAGAATCTTGTCCCCTTCAACTAACGCTACTGAGGCGTCATGAAACCCCTCCGATATGCCTTTTACTATCATGCTCCTCTTTCTCCTTTACGCCATACAGTATAATTGTATTTCGTACCCGAGGTAACTAATCTACCCCTGTGAAGTTGTGCGGACGGAAGTACAATTACTGTACCTGTTTTAGGAGTCCAATGTTTTATGTGTTGTATCTCAAACTCTCCGC